ATCTTTCGACGCTCTAGCTCGAAAGACTCCCGCTCTTTGCCAAAGGTCTGCAGATTTTTGTGGTGATTGTACCACTCCAAAGCTTCCTTGGAGCCAAACTTCACCCGGCCGTCTTCTGGATGGTCGAGCTCCCAGCTTGAAAGCGGCGCTTGAGGAGTGACCTCAGATCCCGTCTCCGCTGTCGTCTCTGGAGCCTCTGGTGTAGGCGCTCCAGGCGTGGACTCCATCTCAGCCACAGCCATTGCCAGTGATTCATCATTATCGGGCATCTCTCCTCCCATGTGGTGTCAACAGTCTTGTGTGTCTCATGCGATCCCGCCTGGTGCTGGCTGCGCTCCGGGAGCACCGCCTGTCTCCATCGGGGTAGGCTGCGGACCTCCCTGTCCACCGCCCCCGATGGCTTGGTCGATGAGGCCCTCGAACTGCTTAAGAAGCTGGGCCATGCCCTGCTTCACGGCAGGCGGGACGCCCTGACCACCGCCAAAGATTTTTGCCAGCTCCAAGAGACCCGAGTGCGTCTGCATCACGATCTCTTTGACGCTTCCGCCTTCGCCCTCTTGCGCTTCTTGGTCTGGTTGCTCCGGTGCCTGTGGTTCCTGGGGCTCCTGCGGCATCATTCCGGCCATGGTGTCATCCTCCTGCCTGTGCGGCTTGCTTGGCTGCCGCAGCGGCCTGCTGCTGAGCCTGTTGTTGCGCCTGCGCTGCATTTGCAGCCGCCTGCTCTTCTTTCTCACGGTCCAAGATCACATTCTGGTAGTTCGGATAGTCGATGCTCTTCAGATACTCCTTCAGCGAGATCGCCTTGTCGAGATAGAGCTGACGCTGCTCCTGCTTCCGCTCGGCGCGGGCGAAGGGCAGCGTGGTGCCAGTGGACACCCTCACGTCAAAGTCACCGATAAGCTCCTGCCTGCGAATGTCGGGCGATGGCACGGGGCTTGAGTTAGGCTGCATTTGCTGCACGTATGGCTGGTAGACCGCGAAGCGCTTCCCGTCGTCTGTGCTCTCGATGTAGAACTTGAACCACTTGTCCACGCCATCCTTGCCCGTGATGCGGTAGACGCGCGGCGCGCTGTAGTACTGGAGCACCAGACCCTTGTAGAGCACGCCCAGGTCGTGGACAAACATGTCCTGAAACTTGCCCTGGAGGCGTATGCGCGTCTGAGCAGACTCCTGGAGCCGTGCGATGGCCGATGCTGCCGTGACGCCCTGTGTGATGCGCGTGAGGTCTTGATCGCCTGCGGACTGCTCGAACCACTCTTTGAGTCGGTCGATGAGCTGGAGCACGTATGGCTGCAGAGGCACGCCCTGCTCGCGGCGCACTTCACTGCCTGGGGTCTTCTTCACCACAGACCCTGGCCGATTGAAGAGATTCTCCTCATCCACCATGGCCGTGCTGTCGATCACCCAAATGGGATTTCCCATCAGCACCAGGTAGTCCAGCGCAAAGCTCACTAGCTTATTGAAAGCCTCTTGTGGCCCACGCTGATTTTCGATCTGAGAGATACCGAAGATATTGCGCGGGTCAATGTAGTGGATGTAGCGCGCGTATGGGAACTTGCCATGGTCGTATGGATTGGGTCGGTCTCTAAGGATGCGCCCACAGCACGTGACGATCTCACGCCCAAATGGGTACTTCTGCTGACTGCTCCCGTACCACGTCAGCGCTTGATCTTGCTGCTTGAGCTCCTCTTCGCCCATGGTCTCTTCGTCGAGAATCCAGCATCGGATGAGCAGAGCCTCTCCACGTCCAGTGTCAGGTGCGCCACTGCCATCCCGGTAAGCAAGTCGAGGGTCGCGCATGTCCTGAAACTGCGCGCTGTTGCCCGAGTACCGCGTCTCCATCATAGAGCTGCTGCTCTTTGTGAAGCTTGAGCCGTCTGCCTTGACGCCCTTCTTCTTGGAGCCTGGGAAGGACTTCCAGATCTCCTCCACTGGCGTTGGTATAGCCGTGATAAAGTATCGGCACTTCTTATCGATATTTCGGGCGCCGGGTGATGGGTAGACGTACACCGGGTCTACGGACTCGAAGTCGATGTGCACCATCCCAGAGTTGGCATTCTCGCATGGCTCCATGCGTCCAAAGGCCGTCCCCATGATGTTCTTGTCGTACACGCACTCGATCAGCACTTCAAGCCAGTTCTCCCGCACCCAGTCGTGCTCCGACAGCTCATTGAGGATCTCCGCTCTGGGCATGTCCTCGGGATTCTCGGGTACGAACTCCACCCTGGGCTGCGAGTCCACCAGCAGTGGAGCCGTGCTCTGGATATTCTGCGCGATCAGATTGACCACGATCGAGTGTCGGTAGGATGGTCTCTGCTTCTGCCACTGGTGGCCACGAAAGCGCTGGTAGTCGGATATCCAGTACTGGTCATGCTGCGCGCGCCAGGTCTTGCTCTCTTGGAGCAGACCTTCAACCTTCGCGACGAGCTTGGCTTCATCCGCGCCAGGCAGTCCCTCACCGTCGCCCTTAGGCTCAGGCTTCTTCTTGGGCAGCGGCGCGTGCTCAGGGACTGGGTTCGGTGTCAGATTCATGCGTCACACCTCGATAGGGGCCAAGATCTCACCGAGCCTCTTCTCTGCTGCCTTGTGCATGGAGGATGGCTTCTCATTGCCGACCTCCTCCAGACCCTTCTCTTTGGCGATCTGCGCGCGATGTGCTCGATTCTTCACCACACACCCGAGCCCTGGATTGTACTCCGGGTGCTCCACCGCCGCATTGATAAAGCCATTTGGCTTCGAGATGAGCTTGTGGGTAGACCCCTGACACTTTGGGCAGGACTCTGGAGTGGCATACTCGCTCATGCTCTTGAAGACTTCGAACTCGTGGTCGCAAGGCTCACAGCGGTACTCATAGTGTGGCATCTTACCACTCCTCGGTCTGGGAATAGACGGTGGGTGTTCTTTTGAGCTTAGCAAGCTCTGTGTCGATAGGGATAAAGCCGGGCCGGATGGAAGACTGCTGGCGCTCCATGCGGGGGCGGAACTTGCCGCCGAGGATGTGGCGCATGCCCATGGACACATAGCGTGCCGCATCCATTAAGTGGTCAAACTGCTTCACGGGCTTTGCCTCTTTCTCGTCCTTGTCTGGCTTGACGTCCCCTGGCTCCGGCCAGTGGTACATCGTGTACTCGTCCTCGGTCTTCGGGCAGCAGTCACGGAAAGCCTTCAGCTTGCGAGTCTTCAGCAGCTCGTAGTGCGTGTCTATGCCCAGCTTGATGTCATTCTCCGCTGGCACCGCTGGCAGCCCATTGCGCGTAAACTCCAGGATGTAGCCAGGCTCGCTCGGGTCACAGTACATCAGCTCAAAGTTGTACTTCTGGTGCAGGATCTTCGCCTCACGCACCATGTCCGTGATCGTGAGGCCAGCCTTGTAGTACTCCGTGGGCTGGTACAGATCTCCCTCTGGCGTCAAGGAGCGCGGCGCGATGGCAAAGGGATTCGACGTACCCCAGTCCACCCCAGCAAAGTTCCGTGTCCCGTCCGGCAGATCAAAGGGCGTGATGACATTCTCATACTCGTGCCAGCAGTCGTACACCAGGCCCGCCATGGTCTCGAAGACGCCGCCAAACATGGCACGGAAGCGGAGCTTGGACATCGTCGTCTGCAGGTGATCCCAGCGCTTCTGCGAGAAGCCGGGATTCTCCCGACTCTCCGCCGTGATCACCAGAGCATTGCGGAGCTTCCCTTCCTTCCAAGGCTTCACGATGTCCCGATAAAGCCAGTTGCGTGCATATGGGGAGCTCGTGAGCATGATCGGGGCGTCGCAGCTCGCAGCGCGTCCCTGGATATTCTCCCAGAAGTAGAGCGAGTAGAGACCCGCCTCGTCACACCACACGCCCTTGACCTGGGGGATACCGACCACGCTCTCCGGGTCTGTGCCCGTGCGGAAGTACACCGTCCCGCCATTGTGGATGTGAAAGCTCTCGGTGGACTTCCGAAACTCGCCGATGTCGCGGCTCCACTTCAGGAAGGGCGGCAGCGTGGACTGGTAGAGCACCTTGTAGGTCGGGGAGCACACCAGGAAGTTGTCGTCCTTGCTCTTGCTCAAGTGC